TTGGGTATTATAATTTCTCATACAATCTTCTGAAAGATGGTGGAGTCAAATCCAAAATCATTATGAAATATCTACCGTTGATTAATCAGCAGGTAAATCGTTATCTTCAGATGATGGACTTCTATATTAACTTCACTCTTGATGAGGAATTTAATGAAACTGTTCAGTCACCGATTCATGAAGATTTCTCTTATGCTTCTTTTAGTGAAGGTGAAAAAATGAGAATTGATTTGGCTCTTCTCTTTACTTGGAGAGAAGTTGCAAGAATGAAGAACTCTGTGAATACAAATCTTCTGATTATGGATGAGGTATTTGATAGTTCACTTGATGGATTTGGGACAGAAGAGTTTCTCAAGATTATCAAATATGTTATAAAGGACGCAAACATCTTTGTTATCTCTCATAAGACTGGTTTAGAGGACAAATTCCAAAGTGTCCTCCGATTTGAGAAAGTCAAGGGTTTTAGTCGTATGATGTCCCCACAAACACAAGAACCATGAAAGTTCCAAACTGGCAGCATCACTCCCGCAAGGAGCAGAAACGCCATCTCAAACCACAAGCACTGAGGCAAGCAAAGAAACGGTTGGCCCAGTTCAAAAAGCGGCACATGAACCTCCCTAACCAGGAGGTTTCGTCGTATTATGGGTACATACGAAACAAAACCGATGGCAGTCAATCACGAAATCAAATCTCAACTTGCTCGCCTGCTTGCTACGGAAGACTTGGTAGTAGAACATAAAAAGGTTGAGACTGCCTGCTTCAACGTTCATACACGGGTGCTTACGCTACCTCTGTGGGAGAAGGCAAGCAACACCGTATACGACTTGCTGGTGGGGCACGAGGTGGGTCATGCTCTCTTCACTCCTGATGAAGATTGGACTGAGAATGTTAGAGTTCCTCAACAGTTTGTGAATGTCGTTGAGGATGCCCGCATTGAGAAATTGATGAAGCGTAAATATGGTGGACTTGCAAAGACATTTTATAGTGGATATAAAGAACTGAATGATGAAGATTTCTTTCAGTTGGAGGATGAGGATATTTCTTCTTTCAATCTTGCAGATAAGGCAAATCTATTCTTTAAGATTGGTAACTTTCTTCCTTTAGATTTTTCCCCAGAAGAAAGTAAAATTGTTAGTCTGATTGGTGAGTGTGAATCATTTGATGATGCTCTTAATGCTGCAGAAAAACTTTATGAGTATTGCAAGAAAGAGCAGCAGCAAGAGCAAAAAGTTGCCGATTTTGATTCTCACGGGCAAGAAGAAGGTAATAAATCTTCTGGTAATCAAGTACAAGAATCGCAAGAAGAGTCGGAAGAATCTGAAGAGGGTAAATCTGATCAAGTGCAACCAGAAGAATCTGGTAGTTATGGTGGAACGGCTAAGGGAGAAGAAGTAAGTGTGGATAAATCAGAAGAACCTAAAGTTCGCACTGCAGATTCTCTTCGTGAAAAGATTGAAAATCTTGTGAACTATGATGCAAGTGAAAATACTTATGTAGAAATTCCTAAAGTCAATTTGGAAACTATAATTGGAAAGAATTCTGAGGTTCATCAATACATTGATGAAAGTTTTACTTCTCAACAAGAAGGATTTGATGAAATTTCAAAAGAACATAATCTTGAATCTTATAATATATTTGAAGAAGTAGATAAATTATTTAAAGAATTTAAGAATTCTGCACAGAAAGAAGTCAACTATCTGGTAAAGGAATTTGAATGTCGTAAGGCAGCAGATAGTTATGCTCGTGCTTCTACTGCTCGCACCGGTGTTTTAGATACTGCTCGTCTTCATACCTATAAGTATAATGAAGACTTGTTTAAGAAAGTCAGTGTAATTCCTGATGGTAAAAATCACGGTTTGATTTTTATTCTTGATTGGAGTGGATCTATGCAAACAGTTCTTCAGGATACTTGCAAGCAACTGTTTAATCTTATTTGGTTCTGCAAGAAAGTCAATATTCCATTTGAGGTTTATGCCTTTTCAAATGAATGGCGCCGCCCCCAATATGATGCAAAAACTGGAAGAATTTCCCACGATTATTCTAAACATTATGAAATAAAAGAAGGGGTGTTTTGTGTTTCTGAAGATTTTTCTCTGATGAATCTTTTTACAAGTAAGACAAATACTAAAACTCTGGAACATCAGATGTTGAATATTTGGAGACTTGCTACTTGCTTCAGTAACACATATTCTTGCAAATTTTCTTATCCTCATCGTTTGTGTCTGTCTGGCACTCCTTTGAATGAAAGCTTGGTTGCTCTGCATCAAATTCTTCCAAAGTTTCAGAGAGACAATAAACTTCAAAAAGTTCAGTGTGTAATTTTGACCGATGGAGAAGCAAATCATCTTCCTTATCATTATGAAGTAAAGCGTGGCACTGAACCTTATATGGGATTGCGTGGAATTTATCCGTCTTGCACTTTTCTTCGGGATCGTAAAACCGGAAACACCTATAAATTTGGATGTGGTGAGTACTATGAATTTTCAAATACTCTTTTGAAGAATTTGAAAGATAATTTTCCAACAGTGAATTTTATTGGTATTCGTGTTCTTGCAAATCGGGATGCGGCTCGTTTTATTGGAATTTATTACAAGCAAGCAACTAATGAATATGATAAAATTATGACAGATTGGAGAAAGCAAAGGAGTTTCAATATCTCAACCTCTGCTTATGATGCATACTTTGGACTTTCTGCTTCTGCTCTTTCTCAAGAGGCAGAATTTGAGGTTGCCGAAGATGCCACCAAATCGCAAATTAAGAATGCCTTTGCAAAATCTTTGAAGACTAAGAAATTAAATAAGAAAGTTTTGGGAGAGTTTATGGAACTTGTTGTCTAATAAATAACTAAAAAGTTTATAAAAATGAAGACTTTCCAGCAATTTGTGGTAGAATGTAATTCTATTCAGGAAACCTCCTTGAATAGAATTAAGTCAAAATCTGACAAAGGTGGAATGGCAATTATGTCTGCTCAAAGAGGAGACAAATCGGGTAAGGAAAATAAAGCAAGATCTAAACAACTTGAAAAGGATATTAGAGGTGCTGGATTACCAGGACCTACTAAAGTCTCTGGAAGATATACAGAAAATCCAGGAACCTCACAGGAGAAAAAAGTAGGAGAGAAATCTCACGTTGTTTCTTCTGGTAAAATGGGTAAGAGAAAGTTCAAGAAAGCAATTACAAAACTTGGTGCAAAGTACGATCAAGACTCTGTTCTTGTAAAGAAAAAACCTGGTGGTTCAGCACAACTCACAGGAACTTCTAAAACATCTTGGCCTGGAAAAGGTAAGAATGTTAAAGTTGGTAAAATGAATCCTGGTAAAACGGGAGAGTTTGATACTAAAGTCAAAAATAAAACATTTACATATGGTGATTGATTGTGACTAAATTGAATGGACTACCACATTTGGTGGATGAAGAAAGTAAAACTGTATGGGTTAGGTGTAGTAGTTCAGTTACTGCTATGGGTATTCCCGCATTAGTAAATAAATACTATCCGGGATATAAAGGTAGTATTGCTTCTGAAGAATATTTTCAAAAGTTAAAAGAGACAGTTTAATAACTGGCACAAGGGGGGGTCCAACACCCCCCTTTTTCGTCTATAATGACTATGTTGAAACAAATCACTCGTTATGCCTCGCACCAAAATGACTCCCGATTACATTGTCTCTTCTCTCAAAGCACTTTATGGAACAGAGATTACTGCTGCTGATGTGCGTGGGTGGTGTGCCAGTAATGGTAGTTCTTATCAAACGGTTACTAAAAATCTTGATAAATATAAGACTTCTCGTGGACGTTGGAATCTTGAAGTGACGCAAGAAAAAGTGCAAGAGATTGAACGCAGTTATACTGCCCCCGCCGCTCTTCCCTCTGTGGAACAAAATCTTATTCCTGATAAAGATGATACCTTCGTCAAGTTTGGCAATTTTAACGATATTAAGAAAATTATTCAGTCCCGTATTTTTTATCCTACGTTCATTACGGGTCTTTCGGGTAATGGTAAGACGTTTAGTATTGAGCAGGCGTGTGCTCAACTTGGCAGGGAGTTGATTCGTGTCAACATCACCATTGAGACTGATGAAGACGATTTGATTGGTGGTTTTCGTCTGGTGAATGGTGAGACTGCTTGGCACAATGGCCCTGTGATTGAGGCACTTGAGCGTGGTGCCGTTCTGCTTCTGGATGAGATTGATTTGGCATCTAATAAGATTCTGTGCCTTCAATCTGTTCTGGAAGGTAAGGGTGTGTTTCTGAAGAAGATTGGTAAGTTTGTGAAACCTACCGCAGGATTCAACGTATTTGCCACGGCTAATACCAAGGGTAAGGGTTCTGATGATGGTAGGTTCATTGGCACCAATGTTTTGAACGAAGCATTCTTGGAGCGTTTTCCTGTGACATTTGAGCAGTCATATCCTTCTCCTACAGTTGAGCAAAAGATTCTTGAGGGTATTGCTCTGGATTTGGGTGTGGAGGATCGTGAGTTCTGCAAGCGTCTGGTTGATTGGGGCGACATTATTCGTAAAACCTTTTATGATGGTGGTATTGAGGAAATCATCTCCACCCGCCGTCTCGTTCACATCATTCGTGCTTATAGTATCTTTGCTGATAAAGCAAAGGCAATTCAAGTTTGTGTGAATCGCTTTGATGACGAAACCAAGCAAGCCTTCTTGGAACTGTATGATAAGGTTGATGTTGATTTTCAACTTCCTGTTGACACCAACACTGCCAACTGATATAATATGGGGAGGTAAATGTGCCTCCCCTTTTGTTCTTTATTTTGAAATTTTATGTCTGAAATTCCTGAAAAAAAAGATAGTATAACCTATATTGGATCTGCTCTTCCTGGTGGACTGGGAGAAGATCATATTCAATTTACTCCTCATTCGGAGTACTATTTTGATTATGATCGTAATAAAAACCAAGACTTTTGGGAGGATGATGGGATTAGTCTGACGGGAAATCCATATACATCACCGGATGTTCTTTCTCTAAATTCATATACTGTTCCTCCTATTCAAAGTAAAACCACTCAAGAACATTTTTGGAAGTTTGGTGAAGGGGAAACTCTAAAGGCAGTGAATGATTATATTGTAAGTACATATAATGCACACTATGCATCTGAAAAGTCTAAGGTTCAGGTGCTTGATATAATTGATGCAATTGGTGATGGTGTTCCTTTCTGTCGTGATAATCTCATCAAGTATTCTTCCCGTTTTGGTAAGAAGGGTGGAATGTCCCGTCTTGACGCACTGAAGATTATCCATTACGGTGTTCTTCTGTATCACTTTGCCGGATTTAATAATGAAACTAAGAACAACAATGAAACTTTCTGATAAGACTCTGACACTGCTAAAGAACTTCTCTGGTATCAATCAATCTATTCTATTCAAAGAAGGTAATAAACTTCGCACCATTTCGGTGATGAAGAATATTCTTGCTGAGGCAACTATTACCGAAGAGTTTCCTAAAGATTTTGGTATCTACGATCTGAATCAATTTCTTAATGGGCTTAATTTGCATCAAAATGCTGAACTTGATTTTGAGAATAATGGTTATGTGATGATTCGTGAAGGCAAAATGCGTTCTAAGTATTTCTTTGCAGATCCCAGTGTAATTGTAACTCCTCCCGATAAAGAAATCTCTCTTCCCAGTGAAGACGTTTGCTTTGAGTTGAGTACGCAGCAAATGGATAAGTTACTTAAGGCAGCAGCAATCTATCAACTTCCCGATCTTTCTGCTGTTGGTGAGGCAGGTGTGGTAAAACTGCTTGTTCGTGACAAGAAGAATGATACATCAAATGATTTTTCTATTGTGGTTGGTGAGACTGATGACACCTTTACTTTTAACTTTAAGGTAGAGAATATCAAGATTCTTCCTGGCAGTTACGAGGTGGTTGTGTCACAAAAACTTTTGTCACGATTTACGAGCACTGATCGAGATTTGAAGTATTATATTGCTCTGGAACCTGATTCTACCTTTGGTTAATGAACATCTTTGTAACTGATGTGTCCCCCAGTAAGTCTGCTCAAGTACTTCCTGATAAGCACGTCGTGAAAATGCCTTTGGAGACCTGTCAGATGGTCTCCATCATATATTCTAAGTGGTACTATGACTGGGGCACAATTAATAAAGCAGATGGCACTCCTTACAGTACAGTAAAGGGTGCCTTTCGTAATCATCCCTGCACTAAATGGGCTGCAGATAATCACTACAATCTTGCCTGGTTGATTACACACGGAATACATTTATGCTTTGAGTACGAACATCGGTATCAGAAACGACACTCCTGTTTGAGTACTTTAGAAGAAGCAATGGTAATCTTTCATAACAATGCTAAGATTTCTATTTCTGAGCATACTAATGTAAAAGAATTCACTCGGGCAATGCCTGATGAATATAAACTTGATGATAGTATTGATACCTTCACTGCTTATAAGATGTATGTTGCATCTAAACCCTGGGTGTGCGATAATTATCTTCGCCGTCCAGAACGGAAACCTGATTGGATTTGATTATGCGTGATGAATTTCTATGGGTTGAAAAGTATCGCCCGAAGATTATTGAAGATTGTATTTTACCTGCCACAACCAAGAAGACATTTCAGAACTTTGTAAACAATGGAGAGATGCCAAATCTTCTTCTTGCTGGTCCTGCTGGTTGTGGAAAGACTACGGTAGCAAAGGCATTATGTAATGAATTGGGAGTAGATTTTTATGTCATCAATGGATCCGACGAAGGTAGATTCCTTGATACTGTCAGAAACAATGCGAAGAACTTCGCTTCGACCGTCTCACTTTCGTCAACTGCTAAACACAAAGTTATCATCATTGATGAGGCAGACAACACAACCAGCGATGTTCAACTCCTCTTACGGGCGTCTATTGAGGAATTTAGCAACAACTGCCGATTCATCTTCACCTGTAACTACAAAAACAAAATCATTGAACCGCTTCACTCCCGTTGTGCCGTTGTGGAGTTTGCAATTAAAGGAAAAGAAAAGCCTCAACTTGCGGGAGAATTCTTCAAGCGACTTCAAACAATTCTCGTTCACGAGCAAATCGAATTCGATGCAAAAGTCGTTGCAGAACTCATCAACAAGCACTTCCCAGACTGGAGAAGAATCCTCAATGAATGTCAAAGGTATTCGGTAGGGGGCAAAATTGACGCAGCAATTCTGGCATCTTTTTCAGACGTTTCAGTAAATGATCTAATTAAGTATCTTAAGGAGAAAAACTTTGCAGAAGTTCGTAAGTGGGTTGTTTCCAATTTGGATAACGATTCTAGTGTTATTCTCCGTAGAGTCTATGATTCACTTTACGACTCTTTGGTGCCCTCCACTATTCCTGCTGCTGTACTTATTATTGCTAAGTATCAGTATCAAATTGCATTTGTAGCAGATCAGGAAATTAATCTTCTTGCGGCACTAACTGAAATTATGGCTGAGTGTGAATTTAAATGAAATCTCTTAAAACTCCATTACGGTACCCTGGAGGCAAGTCCCGTGCTTGTGTCAAGATGGATTCATACTTTCCAGACCTACGTGATTATACTGAGTTCCGGGAACCATTTCTTGGCGGCGGAAGTGTTGCCATTCACATTACAAAGAAGTATCCAAATCTGAATATTTGGGTAAATGACCTTTATGAACCTCTAGTAAACTTCTGGAAACAACTTCAGATGTTTGGAACGGATTTAAAAGATAAACTGATTGATATTAAATTAGAATATAATACTCCAGATAAAGCAAGAGAATTATTCTACAAATCAAAGGTTTGCATCAATGAACCAGTTTTGTCAAATCTTGATCGTGCTGTGGCTTTTTATACTGTAAATAAGTGCTCGTTCAGTGGTCTCACGGAGAGTTCATCATTTTCGGAACAGGCATCTAATTCTAACTTCAGTGTGAGGGGAATTGAAAAACTTCCTGAGTATTCGGTGCTAATTGCCAATTGGCGCATAAGTAATTACTCTTATGATTATCTGATGGATGGAAATAAAGGTGCATTTATGTATCTTGATCCTCCTTATGACATTAAGGATAATCTGTATGGGCGCAAAGGATCAATGCACAAAGGATTTGATCACGATAAGTTTGCTGCTGATTGTGCCGCTAATGATATGGATCAATTAGTAAGTTATAACTCTGATCAATTAGTAAAGACTCGTTTTCTTGGTGGAAAATGGACTGCTGCTGAGTTTGACTTAACTTATACAATGCGTTCTGTTGGTGAATATATGCGTGAGCAGAAACAACGTAAAGAACTCTTGCTTTTTAATTATGACTTACGAACTGAAGGATTGGTTGAACTCAATTAATTTTACTAAAGAAAATCTGATGGAAGATCCGTCAGTAAAAAAAGACTATGCACCTTATATTATAAATCGTTGTTTATCTGGACATATTGATTGTGTTTTATTTGCTAATGAAATGAATCTTAATCATTCTTTAGATAAAGATATGCAATATTCATTTTATCTAAATAGTCTAAGGAAAAAGAAGAGATTTTCTCCCTGGCTCCGAAAGGATAAAGTCACAGACTTAGAATGTATAAAGCAATACTATGGATATAGTAATGAAAAGGCATCGCAAGCTCTGAAAATCTTATCAAAAGAACAAATTGCTTTCATTAAACAACGACTTGA